TCATGACTACGGCCTCAACCACTGCTGCCAGTTCTTCGTCCACTCACGCGGCCACAAGGGCTGCTCTTCGACCACGGCTCCCATGGCAAAGAGCTCGGAAGCCGAGAGCCGTTTGCTCACGTCCTCTTTGTACTCATCCATCTTCCGCATGTCGTTGTAGGTGGTTACAAAGGCCCCTGGCTGCACCCAGCACGGCTTGCTGTAGTGCGGGTAGTAGTTCATGCCATTCAAAACAAACACGGGCTCTTGGGCCGTGATCGCCATCACTTTAGTCGCTAACATGTTGCTCGTCCTCTAATTAAGTCAGAAATACCCCGTGGTGCCACAGGGTCTGCAATTTGTGCGCAAATCTCGCGCTCCTCTTCCACCATCTCTTTGACAAGCTTGGCAAGGGCTCGGTCATCCAGCTCGTAGACAACCCATTGCTTGTTGATTTTGCGCACTTCTTTAATCCCGTGGGCCTTGGCCCGTGAGCGAAGATCAAGGATCAGTTCACGGTTCTCAAATGACGCCATGCCTTTCACTCGGTGCCCCCTGGATTCCTATAGCGCGCCATGAACGCTGGATCTTGGGCCTCATCATCGGCATCTAGGATCTCGATAAGGCGTGTGAGATGGCGCACAAGCCGCCACTCATGATGGTCAAGCGCCACCTTGATGACGTGAACAATGGCTTCGTGATCCTTAGTCATAACGACCTGCCTTGCAGCCGCTCTGCAACAAGTGTGGCATACCCCGCTATATCAAAATAGTGATCAGCAATGTCTGCATTGCCGTTGATGATGCGAGCGATCTTGTGGATGATCATATCCAGGGCTTCAGCCTGATCATCAGCAAGGCGCTTGTTCCTTGAGCCAAGCTCCCTGTAAAGCACTGACTTAAACTCTTGCGCGGTCTTGGCAAGTGAGACAAACGTGCCGTAGCTTTTTGCACGCTCTTGCAAAATCGTATCAACACTCAATTCCTGCCCAGTCCCCTTGTACTCCATGCCAAAGAGCGCATTAATTCCAGGTTTGATAGCTTCGACAATCTGGGCGCGCTTTGACTTCTGCACGGCTTCCAAAACACCCAAGGGCACGACGAGGGGCTTAGGCTTGCGTGGGCCAAGCTTACGGCCCTTCAAAGGTGAAGGTCCGAGCTTGCGACCTTTCAAGGGTGATGGTCCTTTGCGTGGACCAAGCTTGCGGCCCTTCAAGGGCGACGGTTTCTTTGCTTTCATAGTTACTCTCCTGTTGAAAATAGTGCTTTGTAAAAGGCCCATTTGGCCTTATAAAAAGGATCCTCACTCGGTGGGATCCAGGTATCGCGTGGTTCACGCTTGACGCTAATCGCCAAGCCAACGCCGCGAAAGTTGTACTCGATCGTTTCGATCGGTTGGTTGTCAATGTCCTTTGCACCACGCAGATCAAAACGCGTAAGCGTCTTGGCGCTTGGTTGATTACGAAACCTTGCTAGGACATCAGATCCTGACTTCCATTGACGTTCTTCCATCTACTTTCTCCTGTATTAAAAAGGTGCTAACTCGATGTCGATAAGCTGTTCAATACTATCGAGTCCGTTTACTTTACCACGTCTTTTCTGTTTGTGCTGCCATCTGATGATCTTTTTTCGTTCTTCTTCGGTCCTGAACGGCCACTTCATTTGTTCAGGGCTAATCGGAAACGGATCAGTCTCCGTGTTGCTTTCTGTATTCATTGTATTCCCTCAGTAGTTTGTCGTGCATCGCGTGAAGCTTGTGTAACTTCTCATCAGCCTCGGCCCATCGGATCTTCCAGGCCCGCGCTGCTTCAATGTGGTTAACCGCATACATGATCGTGCGTGCGTCTTCCATATCAGTCATCTGCTCGGCCATCAGCCGCAGTCGGTCGGTCAGGTGTTGCATCGGTATCTCCTTCGTGATCAATCATCCACGAGTACATGGATATATTCATGTGGTATTGGAACTCCAGCTCGCGTATTTCCTGCCTCAACCGATCCATACGGTTCTGGAAGTAGTTCAAGTTGGCGCGGATCCCGGTCCTGCCTAGGTTTTTGTAACGATTGATGGTGCTCAAGGGCTTCATCCTCCAAAAGCATGAGGTTTGACTCGGTCAATGCACCGAGAATGTTGACACGTCTTGGCCGATCCTGGTGTTCAAGATCAAGCCATGCGGTTTTTATATCGATTTGCTCTGGCAATCCAGCTTCGGCTGGCAGGACTTCGTATTGAACAAGTACTTGCAACTCATTCAACACGTTCGATAACGGGATTGTGAAAACGCGCTTCAAATTCTTTCTCCATTTCTTTAGCTTTCTCGGGGTCTACGCGAGAAAGTGTACGTAAAAATTCTGCGTAGATCAAGCGGTGTGCGATGGTGGAGCGCGAAACAATATGAAACTCACTCAACTCCGTGAGCATGGCATAGGCTTCTAACGGCAGCATCACCGTACACCAGGGTTTTGTTTGCCTGCGCGAAGGCGAGATGGGCTTTTTCTCGCGCTTAAACCACAGGCGTGGTCGGCCTTTCTTCTTAGCCATAAAAAAGACCCGTGATCCTTGGACCACGGGCCAACATCGTCACAACAACAGGAGAAGTAGCTATGGACACTACCGCGTTCATCATACGGTCAACAACCCGTTTGGTAAAGACCCTGATTCAATCTTCGCCTTAGCGTATGCGGCCGCTGCCTCTTCAGCAGTTTTAAACCTCCCTAAAAGATGTCGTTTACGATTCATGGACATTTCGGCGATGAAGACGCCGCTCTTGCGTTCAACCCAAACACCTCGAAACCCCGTAGTGTTGTTGCACTGAGCTTTCATGTTGTTCTGCAAATTAACGGCGTTTGACACGTCGCGAAGGTTTTTGATTCGATTATCCGAGCGAATGCCGTTTATATGATCAATGAATCCTTTTGGCCACTTCCCATGAAAGTATGCCCAAACTACGCGGTGGGTTCGTAACAGGCACTTATCCAACATCAGTATTCGGTATCCTTGACCATCTGGACTACCAGCCTCTTTACCGATCGTGGAACGGTTAGATGTACGTATACGCCAGATTAAAACCCCTGTGTCAGGATCATAGGAGAAAGCTTCTCTGATTCTTTCAATCGATGGGATAGAATGTCTTTTGCGGTTTTCCATGATTCACCCTTGTGGAAAATTGAAGTGTGGTGAGGCTGCTCCAACAGCCTCACCATGCGATCTTACCCCATCGACGCTCCCCATGTCTCGCCTATTTCCACATCAACTACCGAGGGCACTTCAAGTTGCACAGCGTTAGCCATGATGTGCGCGGCCTCTTCCGCCTCCTCACGTTTATCCACGGATAGAGCAAGTTCATCGTGTACTGAGAGCAGTAGGTCAAATCCCGCCTTATGAAGCTCGACCATGGCCTTCTTTGTTTGATCGGCAGCCGAACCTTGGATTAGTCGATTTAACCCTTTGTAAGTCATGGCCCGTTTAATTCTTGGTCCATATTTAATAGAAGCTTCCTCAAAGGGCAGTGCCTTGTTGATGCCCCACTCAGTAGGCTCCCAAAGCGGGAATCGACATTTACGGCCCAGAAGTGTACGAATTGCGCCTCCTGATCCACGATGCTCGATGCGGCGCATCACAGCATCCACGGTGCCGCGTAAAAAGGGCACGTTCTGGTGAAACTTCTTGATCAGCTCATCAGCCTCATCTAATGGCAGATCAAGGCTATTAGCGAGCTTTTGCTTACCCATGCCGTACATCAACCCCAGGCCGATCGTCTTGGCAGCCTTGCGTTTAATACCCGCCATGTCCGCGACCATTTGGTGAAAATCAGTACGTGGGTTATTTCGATACGCGTTGACCATGTCGTCTGACCCAGGAAGGCCTAACAAATGGGCGTAATGAACCAGAATTCTTGGTTCTTGAGACGAGAAATCATTTGCAGCCCACTTTTGACCCTCTTCTGGAAGGAAGAGACCCCTAACTAATGGTCCAAGGACCTCGTGTCTTGCACTCACCTGTTGCAGATTGGGGTTGGCCATGGAGAGTCTGCCTGTGACCGTGCCGCCATCATCGGATCGGATCTGATTAATGTGCGGATGGATGCGACCATCGTGCGCAGAGAAATCCAGATAAGGCTGCAAGAACGTGCCGTGGGTCTTGTTCAGTTCGCGTGCCTCAACGATCTGTTTGCAGATCGGATGCTCGTGCGTATCCAAGAAACTCTTGGTGAAGCTTGGCAGGCCATTCGTGGTCCTTGGGTATTGGATCCCGAGCTTGTCAAACCCCGTAGCGATGCTGGCTGCGGCCCAAATGTCCACGGGCGAACCGCAGGCCTTGCGAATGGCCTTGACCAGTTGAGCTTCTTTGTCTTGCATCTCGCCCACGAGCTTGGCTGCGCGATCCCGATCAAAGCGAATGCCACGCTTGGTAATGCCAACCAGCACAGGCAGCAGTTCAGTTTCTAGATCAAAGATCGATTCGACTTCTTCCGTGCGCAGGACGGTCTTAAAGTGCTGCCAAAGCTTGAGCGTGAGCGCAGCATCTTGCTCGGCATAATCGCCCACAAACATGGCAGGCAAGCGCCATAGTTCTTTCTTGGCGTGAACACCGAAGTCTTGTGCGGCTTCTTTTAGTCCTTGTTCAGACTTAACCTCTTTGAGGTAATCGAAACCGAGGGCGTTAAGGGCGTAGCTGAAGCGGTTTTCATCGATGCAAGCAGCAGCGACCATGGTGTCAATGATTCGACCCCGCACATTAAATCCAGCGGCGAGAAGCCATCCAAGATCGTAGGCGGCGTTGTGCATGATCTTGGGACATGGAAGGTCAAGCACACGTCGAATGAATCGCTCAACAATCCCACGGTCAAGGTTACCTCCACCCTCATGAGCAACTGGGTAGTAGCCTCGCCATCCGTCAACAGCAATGGCGTAGCCGACAATGTAACCATCATTTCTTGGCCATCCGGGGCCAAACCGTTCCAGG